CCATCTGAAACTAAAGATAAGGCATTTTCAGAAGAGTTGTAAGACAAGGTGATTGCACTTGGTATGGCGTTAACTACTGTCCCTATATCATTATATCCACCATATCGGTATACGTTGCCTGTAGCAGAAACTGGGTTAATTATAGATGTAGCATGAGCCAGTATTTTAGATGTGCTTATAGATGATAGATTTATATTAGTACCATCGATACTTCCTACACCTAAATTACCGCCTGTATAAGTTACAGTAGTTCCATCTACATTAGTTAAAGTTAATGCCCCTGTAATAGTTGCACTAAGGGCAGTTAAGTTTCCTGCTTCAGTTACTTTAAAGGGTGCTATGTTTTTATTGGCTAACGTATTACCTGCAAAGAATCTTACATCATCACCTGCTGTTACAGCAGAAGACAGTCCAAATGAATCAGCATCATCTATTATTGATGTTGTGCCTATATCAAAACCACCAATTGTTCCTGTGGTTGCTGATATGTTTCCTGAGATATTTAAATTACTACCATCAAACTTTAAATAATTGGTACTAGTTCCTATATTGAACTTAGGAGTACCTCCATCATTACCTAACCAAAAACCAGTAGCAGTAGAGGCATAACCTGTTTTAGTTTGTCTAACAGCCATACCAGACGCTTGACCAAGGTTAAGCTCACCAGTGTTTATTTTGCCTGCACTTAAATTTAAAACCTTGACGTTAGTAACAGAACCATCTCCTAATTTTTGATTAGTAATAGCATCATCTTTTATATCGGGAGTTCCCGCAGGCATATCAACAACATTAAATGTGTGACTAAGAGCAGTTGATTCTACGCCTAAAGAATTTAAAGAAGTTACTGTTGCAACATAATTATTACCTGTTGGTGTAAAGTTAAGCTCACATCTTGTTACATCTACTATTTTATTTAAATATTGATTTCCAGTATCGTCTACAACATTTACTCTATATTGATCTGTTGGAAAGTCTGTCGGCTCATTCCAAGATAAGAACGGTCTGCCAGTATCACTTGAATCTGTATCTGTAAACGCTAATCCAGTTGGAGGTTTAACAGCATAAGCAGACGGAAGGTTTGAAAGTTGCTCTAAAGGTTCTTGCGGTGGAACTACCCATGTATAGACATCAAAATATTCTATTAAATTAACCGAAACAAGGCCATTTGGCTGTAGCTCTAAAGCCTCTACAACACACTGTTTGCTTGAAAATCCAAGACCTGCGTATGTAAGAGAAACAATATCACCTACGTTTAATAAATACATTGTAGGGCTTCCAATAAAAGCCATTGTTAATTGATTTCTACTTCTCGTAAGAATTGCTTTTGCCATATTATTGGCTATGTATGGGTCTGTACAAAATGCGAATTCTGCTTTTATTTCAAGTTCTTCACCGCCATCATCATATGTATAATCTTCACCTTGGACTGAGGATGTATGCAAAACAGTTGCAGTGTCTAGTTCATATTTTTTATTAGCATTAAAAAATTCAACAACAACCTTATTTGCTCTTGCATCTTTTTTTCCATAATCAATACTAATTCCAGAATCACCAATAATATGATCTTCGGTTATATTAAAAGTCGGAGTTCCACTATCTTCTATTTTTAATTCATATGTGCCATTTATATATAGAAAAATGCCACGCATATTAGCAAGCAATTCTTTTGCATTGTCCATAACATTGTTATTTGTATTAACCACGCCATTACAATGAAATCTTTTGCTTTTAATTAAATAAGAACCACTTTCATTTGTGTAATCAGAATCTAAAATATGATCTATATAAACCGCATAACCAGCACTAGCGTCATAAAATTCATCTCTTTGTGCATCTTTTATTTCTTTGCCACTAATAATACCGTTACCATTACTGTCATATATGTTAATAAGTTCAGTTATTTTGCTTTGCCACCAATTATTATTAGCAGACGTACCGTTAATAGTAATAAAGTCATCTCCACTATTGCCACTCCAGGTCAAAGGCTTGGCAGAGCCATTAAAGAAAGGTTGTTCTACCTCATAATCAGCAAGAGTGGCAGCAGCACTAAATGTACTCATATTTATTTCAGATTGTTGTAATCCCTTTCCTATCTGATCGTCTGTTATAAAATCTAAAAAACATAATGCTGGATTATTTGAGTATGCATAAGTAGACGAATTTCCAAATGTTTGACTAGATTCCCTAGGGTCATAAACCCTTCTACCTTTTACCTGTACAGTAAGTTGTGGAATACCTTTCCATATACCCTCTTTGTCATACCCATAGTGAGCACAAATGTAAGCAACACCGTTTAATTTATGAGCCGTAGTCCAATTAGGCATAGAAGCTACAAGCATAGGGTCTGCTGTTTGTGTTGCAGCTCCATGATGTAAGTTAAATACATATCTGTAACGAGATGTTGGGCTTGTTCCAAATTGTCCAGCACCAGCATTTATACCAGTACCATTTTGCGAAACCCTATTTAAGGGTCTGTGATTGCTATATCCAGATTGTCCATTTCTATCTGAACCTATATAACCACCGTCTCTAAATCTAGCCGAATCAGTTAATGGGTTGCCGTCTAATTCAATTGTTCTGCCTATTATTTCATCACACTCACCAACAGATAAAGCATAAACCACATATAAATCTCTTGAGTCATTAGAAGACACATCCATATAAACAATTTGTGCACCAACCCTTCTAGTTCCATATATTACTGGTATCTTGCCTCCAGAAGATGTTTTATTTAAAAGTATGTCCTGCCCTTTAGAAAGCATGTTTCTAGCTTGCATAAAGCCTTTAATACCAACCACAACAGTAGCAATATTAAACGCTGTAACTACGCCTTGTAGAAATTTAGATTTTTGGTAAAACTCACCAACAGCTACAAAAAATTGAACAATTTTATCTAACATTAGCTACCCCAACGTACATCAGATTTTGTTTGTGTACAAAATTCAAAACCTTTATCACCGTTACTAAATAGTTGTTGAGACTCATCTGTAAAATGCCTTCCTTTTGTCAAATTCCAATTTGCCCAATGAGATGCAACCGACATACCTATAACAGAATTAGTTAAAGACTCAGATATAGATACATTTCTAATTTGCCCTGTAAAATAATTAAGAGCACCAACTAAAGATTCTGAAGCATCAAAATAAGCTAAATAAACTTTTACTGTCTTATCTGTAAATGCTCCATCTTGGACTAAAACTCTTACATCATCTGTAACATTAGAAAAACCAATGTTAATTTCATTTACCTGTAATTGACCAGTTTCTGTTGTTGAATCTACGCTTAAAAATGATCCTCCAGCTTCGTATGAGTTTGATTCAAAAATAACATTTGCGTACCAATCAGTTAGTCTAATAGTTGTAGATAAATCTAATTCAACCAGAAATGCTGTTTTAGTTGATGGCGATGATACTTGTGCCTGCATAGCAGTTGATAGGCTTCTAGGCATTAAATACAAACCTCACGAACATCAAAGCTGTAACTAGTTAATCCACTTATACCATCTACTTTTATTATTTCATCGCTTTCTAAATAAACAGTGAATAATGGCTTATTAACAGTTACGCTTAAATTATCTGTTAAAGCTGTTACTAATGGTGGGCTTATAGTTACTGCTGCTGAATCATGGTCTACATCATAAGAAACCATATAAACTTTTGAATGATTGGCAAATTTAATTATGTCACCTGCTTTCAAAACACCCGATTGACCTGCTGTAAAACCATCCATTGCTATTGTGCTATCACCAACAACATGAGCACCATTAACTAAAATATCTGTTTCATCTTTTGCTAAACCTAAATTATCTAAAGGTGGTGTTATTTGGAATGTTCCAGACCTGCCTTTTTGCCTTTGTAAGAAAGCAAAAACCTCTTGCGCTTTTTCTCTTTGCATTGGGGGTGTCTGTACTGAAAATGAAAAATACTGAGCACCAATTTGTCTTACCTGTCTTTTGCCAGATAGTGTTTGATTTATTAAAGTAGGTCTATTGTCTTTAAAATTTAAAGACCTAAAATTTGGATTTGTTGGAAATGTACCACTCATTACACTATACCCATTTTGCCTTGAGTGTTCATAGCATTGTTTATAATTTGTGTTATTAGTCCCTTTCTTGAAGTAAGTAATTGATCAAAACCAGCAGCATCAACAGTTGATATATTAAAATTAACTGTAGCTCCCATGCCCTGACCTTTTGTATGATCTATGACAGTTTCTTGCGGATGTAGTATGGCTGGGAAACCGCCTTTACCATCAACTCCACCAGCTCTAGCACCCATTCCTGTATAACCACCGCCATTATAATTATCAGAAAATGGATCAGCTCCATCTGGAAACATTGAATTCCAGTCCATTTGACCAGTCACACGATCTCTTAATTTACTAATATTTGAACCCATTATTCCAAACATTCTGTCTATTATTAACTTTTGTACAGCTATTCTCATTAGTTCTCTAACAACTGTTGTTGCGTAATCTTTAAAACTGGCTTTACCCTTTTCAAGAAAATCCATAGTCAATTTAGTCAATCCATCATAGGATTTTTTAAATACACCTTGAAGTTCGTCTTGCATTGTTTTTATACTAGCTTGGAATTTACCAAAACCTTTTTCAGCATCTTTTAAAAATTGTTCTAATTTTGTTAGTTCTCTAGCACCAGTACCATCATTATCTGGTGGTGCATTTGGGTCTCTGCCTAACAACATATCTAGAATGGAAGGCACTTCCATTTTTTCAATTTTTTTACCAGCAATTTTTTCAATATCAGCCAATATTTCGGCTATATCTGCTGCATTTCTATTTTTTTCGGTGTTTACATCTCCTATAAGGTCAATAGTAGGTATTTCATCAAACTCTAAAAACCTTAAAACTTTATTAACACCTTCTATTGCTGTATTTACTTTGGTCAAAATACCATCTACAACAAAGGCCATGCCCTGTTTTAAAGGTATTAAAAAGAAATCGTGAAAACTTGAATACATTTTTTTAGCAAATAGTTTAATTTTTAAGCCAATTGTGGGTATAGTTTTTTCTGTCAAAATATCAAAAACATGCGTAAATTCATTTCTAAAAATGTATACAGTCGTTAATAACGCAACAAATCCAACGGCTAGTGCAGTAAGTGGATTTGCCAGCATTATTAATCCTAACGCCTTTATAGCAGTTCCTATTTTTACCAAAGCAATAGGCACTAATGCCAATATTGGAATTAAAATAGCATCCATATTATTAGCAAATTTCCCAATAACAGCAGATATGCCAGAAAAACTACGCGATAACTTTTCAATATCCCCAATCATGAATTGAAAGTTATTTCGCAAAGCAACACCAGCCTGTCCAAGTGTCATAGGCATTTTTGATATCTCATCATTGGTTTCTTTAGTACCAGCAATAAGAATTGGCATTACCCTTTCTGCTGTTAGCTTTCCAGCATGACCAAATTCTCTAAGCTCACCAATAGTCATGCCTAAACCATCGGCTAACATTTTTGTTAGGATGGTATTGTTTTCCATAACTGAACGTAACTCATCACCTCTCAATGCGCCAGAAGCTAAACCCTGAGCTAACTGTCTAGCTGAGTTATTTGCCTC